CTTTTAACAGTAAGTTGTTATACCAATAAAAATAGTGTATGGTAAAAAGTCTAAGGGACCCCTAAAGGGGACCTAGCAAATATATTTTATATTTATGGTAAACAAAGAATTACTAACCACAGAAGAACTTCGATTAAGACTCGAGAAGTTGATGATAGAACATATTAAATTATGTCAGGACAACTTTTTATATTTTGTTCAAGAGATGTGGCCAGACTTTATCTGTAGAAAAGAAAAGGAACCTTCTAAGTGGGGCCATCACCAAATAATCGCAGATGAATTTACTAAAATTTCAAATGATAAAGTAGGTAGGCTTATTGTTAATATGCCTCCTAGACATACTAAATCTGAATTTGCTTCAGTTTATTTTCCAGCATGGATGATAGGTAAATATCCTAAGATGAAGATTATGCAGGTATCACACAATGCAGAATTATCAGGAAGATTTGGTGCTAAGGTAAGAAATTTAATTGATAGTCCAGAGTATAAAAATATATTTGGAGATGTTAAACTTAGAGAAGACTCAAAAGCAAAAGGCAGGTGGGAGACTAACCATGGCGGTGAGTACTTTGCAGCGGGTGTTGGCGGATCTATCACAGGTCGAGGGGCTGATTTGCTTATCATAGATGATCCACATACAGAGCAAGATGCTTTGTCTAAGAATGCAATGGAAAGAACTTACGAATGGTACACTGCCGGACCACGGCAACGTTTACAGCCAGGTGGTTCTATTGTTCTCGTTATGACCCGTTGGGCAGAAGACGATCTAACAGGTCGTCTGCTAAAAGCATCAGACCAACCCAAATCAGACAGATGGCGTACAATATCATTCCCAGCAATCCTACCGTCCAACAAACCAGTTTGGCCAGAGTACTGGTCACTAGAGGAATTAGAAACGGTAAAAGCTTCTTTGACAGTGAGGAACTGGTCTGCACAATATATGCAAGAGCCAACCTCAGAGGAGGGAGCACTTTTAAAAAGAGAATGGTGGTTACCTTATCCATATAAAAATTTACCATATTGTAATCATATTATCCAGAGTTATGATACAGCATTTTCAAAAAAAGAAACAGCCGATTATTCAGCTATTACTACTTGGGGTATATTTACC